CGCACAAAGGATGCGAGGCGCAAAGCCCACAACACTCTCCGCACCGGCAAGCGCATGCACACCCTCATAGTTGCCGGTGGTAGCATTCACGCCGCCGATAACATTGGCCATGGTTTCAGCATCGTCCGCACCGATCTCGACACGCACCACGATCACGACCGCGCCGATTTGATCGAAAATGCCGTCCAGCGCGGCAGGCAAAGTGCCCAAGCCCGTGCCGACCGTGTCCAGCTTTGCAGCCTCGCCGCGCGAGCCCGCGATCAGAACCGGCGTGTTCAAAGGGAAAACAAGCGGATCAGCATCCGGCGCAGTGCCGACAATACCGATTACACCGCTGCGCACCGTCCGGATTGGACGAGGTCCCGTGTCGATTTCAAGAACCTCAACACCATGAAGAAAAGTCTCGGCCATATTACCCCCGCCAATAGCGCATCAAAGAATTGCGCCAAATATGGCGAGGGATGGGCTGGCTTTCCTCTGGCGGTTTCCCCTTGGACCAAGAGAACACCCAAAAGCCCAGCGCCGCGATCAAAGGGAGGCGTCAAAACCTCGAACCGCAAACCGCCGCAAGATCATCAAGGTAAAGGCGACCGATGTGCGAAGCCGAGGCACATGCACCGAAAGTGCCGCCTCAAACCACTGGCTGTCAGCAAAAGCTTCCCGAAACTCATCCTCGAGCAACACGTCATGAATGACGGCCGATTTCAGAAAGTAAGGATCGTCGGGCGAAAACACCCAGCGCAGCAAGTGCGGCACGGAGCTCTCGAACTCGCGGCCCTCGGGCACCACCAACACCCAGCCGCTGTCCTTTTTGCCGATAGACCAAGAAAAGGCGCGCGTGGTCACATAACCGCGCGCGCCCCCCCTTTTTTTACCCAGCTGGTGTCAACACCGATCGGCATCGCAGATCAGGCATCCTCGCGCTTTGTCAAGCCCAGGTCGGCCAGCATCGCCTCGGCGCTGGCCTTTGCAGAAGTGATGGCAGCCGCCACAGCTTCCGGCGTTTCAGCCGCATCAATGGCCAGCACCGTGGCCCGACGCAAACCCGTCGCCCGCGCGATGATTGCCGTGTAGAGATCGGCCTTCGCCACGATAGCCAGAGACAGGTCCTGCGGATCCTCGCCGGTGATTGCAGCCTCGTCCGTGACCTGCGGAGCCGCAGCGCCTGCGAGAAACGACCGCGCCGCGTCGGCCTTTTGCGACCAAGACGCGACCTCGACCGCAGGAACGCCCGCCGTGAATTGCGAGAGCAGGTTTTCAATCCAGCCCAGCATGGCCGCGTGCGCCTCACGCTTTACATCCGACAGCGCCGGTGGTGGAGCCACGTCGAGCGCATCATCGGGCAGCGCATCGCCCAGCGCCTCAATGGTGTGCTTTGACCCATCGGGCAGCCAATACTCGGTGCCGCGCAGATCCGTTACGACTACCCAAGCGCCACCGTCCCAGCGCGCCAAATGGCCCGCGTTCAATGCTGGTGGCAAAGGCGCATCGACAGCACCAGCCGGAAACAGATAAACACCTGGCTCCATAGGGCTCTCGTCCGCTTCAAAAGCACCCGAGTAGTAGCCGTCGCCGTCGAGTTGAATAAGGGTTTTCATGTTTTTTTCCTCAAAATTGGATGCAGAAAAGCTGGGTGATGTTGCGAGGCCGGGTTTCACTGCCGCCAGTCGAGCCCGTGCCAATATCCATAAAAAGGTCGGGATCAGGCCAATTCATCGTCTGCGCCCCGTACTCATTTGGAATACCATTGGACACATACCGAACACCCCCGTGATTATGCGCCATAAACGCGTGGCCTTGCGCCGATCCAAACACCCGACCAGCATCAACGCCTCGGCCATCATCCCAGCCGCGCATAAACTCGCCGCGCGCATCAGGCAGCGCAAACGTGGTCGAACCATCACCCGCGCCCCAAGCTGTCCCAATCTCGGCGAACAGGTCTGCAAAGGCGAACCGATTGAGCAGCGCACCGTTTTGCTTGAGCAAGCTGTTAGGGCAAGTGCTGCGCGCGAGCTGAACCGTGCTGCCAACGCGCGGACCAACCGGCGCAAACTCGCCCCAAACATTTGCAACGCGCCGCCGAATGTAGCGCGACAGGAAAACCCCTGCCGGTGAATAACGATCCGCTACCTGCACCGCGATGCCGCCCGAATACTCCACATGCCGGATCAACCCGCCGATGGCCAAAGGAGGAGCAAGCGCACCCTGCGCCGCAGATACATGGCAGCTTGCAGAAAGCGCATTCAGCGCGGTGTTGTCGGCGACCACCGAGACACCAGAAAGGCCCAGCTCAATGCCCTCAACCCGCCCCTTCAACCAAGCCGACCGATTGGCAAGCTGCTGCGCCGGAATGTTGGCAAGTCCCGCCTTGGTGATCAAATTAGGAGCGCCCCCAAGAACAGGGTCCGAGGTTTCAATTTGATAGATGCCAACGGGATAGTCGCCCGTTTCGATTAAGTCAGCCATTACGCTTCTCCATAAGAATAAAGCCCGTTGAAACCGATTTGGGCATTGTAGGTGTGCTGGACCTCACTGAAATCCAAGGTTTTAAGGTGGCACCGGGCAGGCTGCACTGCCGCCAAGATGGCGCGCACCTGACGCGCCTGCGCGATAGTGATAGGACGCGGCAAAACAACCCGGTACTCCGCCCAATGATCCGGCCCTAAATAGTAGGTAACGCCGTCGAATGGCACCGAGCCGTCAAACTTGGTCAGACCAAACTGCTCGATAATTTCAGCTTGCGCATAGCCTGCCGCCGCCAGCGCGCGCCGCATTGCCCAGAGAGTGCCCTTGTGCCGATGCACATCCACCGACGCCGCAACGACGCCCCGCTTCTGATCGTCCGACCATCCCCCGTCCCATTCATCAACCGAAAGCGTCCAAGCCAGCCAAGGCAGGAATTCGGCTGGGCAGGTTTGCGGATTCCATAGGTCACGCGCGAGCAAAGGCAGGTCCGCATACTTTTGCGAAGGTCCCTCGAGCGCGCGCTCGACAGCCGTGCTGTTGTGAGGCAGCAGAGAAATGTCATTGGGAAAACGATCCAAGACCAGAAACGTGCCACGATCAACAACCTCGAACCCGTTGATGGCAAGAAAAGAAAGGTTCACAGCGCGCACCCCTCAATAAAAAATTACGGCGAGTTGGGCGGTGTTTCGTGGGCGAAACTCGGCTGCGGTAGGTACTTGCCGAGAAGCGTCAAAGTTTACGGCACCACCAGGGGTATCAGCACCGGGAGCCTTAGTGCCCGAGTTCGCTGGAACGCCAAAAACACCATTCGCAAAACTACGGTACTGAAGGCCATCGTGCGCACCCGTTAAGTTTCGCATAGCATCGCCCTGTGCAGACCCAAACACCCGGCCAGCATCCACCCCGCGCCCATCATCCCAGCCGCGCATGAACTCGCCGCGCTGATCAGGAAGCGCAAAGGTAGTCGAGCCGTTACCTACGCCATAAGTGGTGCCGATCTTCGCAAACAATCGCGCATATGCCGTCCGCGATACAAGCGCCCCGTTGGCTTTAAGTGCTCCAAGCGGAACGGCATTCATTGCGCAATATCCGATCACGCCGCACAACATTTCAGAGATTGCATCCGCCAATGCGCCCTGCGCCGCCGTGGCAAATGCCCCTGCGTTTTGCAGTGCGCTGTCAGCCTTCTCGAGCGATGCCTGAACCCCCGCGTCGGTCTTGGCCTTGGTAACCTTCCCATTGCCAATGGTTAGAGCCGTTGCACCCGTCACATCGCCCGTGTGGTTGGCATTGCCCGTGGGAACCGCCACCCAACTCGTGTCAAAGTTGGTGCCACTGCTTTTGACCAACATTTGCCCAGCTGTGCCGCCCGTTGCCAAACCCGGCCCGGTTGAACCTGGGAGCCCCCGCAAACCCTGAATTCCTTCGGGAAGGCCCAATGCCAAAACGCCCGTGACAGGATCATAATCCGCCGTGGCTGGGCTGCCCGGTGAAAGGGTGATTGCCGACGCAGACAGGCCCAAGATTTCATCGCGCGCGGTTTCCGCCGCCGCCGCCGCGTCCAGAGCCCGCGTGGCGTTGCCATCGCTATCCGCAAGGGATGCCGCCAACTCTGCCCGTTCGGCATTTTGACCACTGGCCAACGTGGCCGCAGCAACCAGCTCGTCGCCAAGTACACGCTCGGCAGCTTCGGGAAGGTAGACCGAGCGCGTGTAGACCAGCGCCACATCAAACTCGCCATTCCCCCGGCGCACCACAAAGTGGTCGGTGGGCTGCAAATCAGACGCCTGAATGGTGGCAAGATCACGCTGATTAGTGGACATTTCAGAAAATCCCAAAGTTTAGATCACGCCGCCGCGATGACAGAGATCGAAGTGCAAAAAGGAGCCTGCCCAAGCGCAGGGATGATATCGGCCAAAGGCGATGCAAGGCTCACGACCTCAACACCCGGCCTGTGCAGCGCCGCATAGATCGCAGACAGACGCACTGCCTTGCCGATCCGGTGTCCCTCGGCCACCAAAGCCTCCACCGCAGCCAAAGCCTGCGCGACCACAACCGAGCCATCCGGACCAGCACCAATCGTCAACTCGGCCGCAATTTCATAGGTCAGAGGCACCGCGCTGACCACAGACACGAAATCACAAAGAGGCCGCACGCGCTCGGCATTCACTGCCGCCGCCACCGCCTCGAGAATAGTCATATCCGCGGTACCCGACCCCACAACCGACAGCACCGTCACCAGCACCTGACCCGGCGCAGGGCTGGTCACGAGAATATCCTTGATCGACCCGTCGGCAGACCGAGCATGAAACTCGTAAGCACCAACCGACCCCGCCGTGGTGAACCCCTCAAGCGCAAGCTGCGCACGAAGGCGCAGGCTGGCATCGTCCTCCATCACAGCCGAAACAGGCGGAAACGCCCCCGGATTGGCAGGCGTGACGATCAGGCGCGCAACGCCAAACAGCGCGACGAGGTGTTCGAGATCAGCGCCGCCAGCCTCGGCGAGCAACACCGCCCGCGCCGTGTCGTTGATCCGAGCACGGAGCAACAGCTCGCGGTAGGCAAACACCTCGAGCAAATAAGTGACCGGCTCGCTTTCAAGACT